ACTTATCAAAATGTAGATTTGCGTGAATTATTACAAACACATATGCAGTCTCTTCCAGAAGAAGAACGTAAAATGCTTATGGGTATGAAATTTTCGGATACCTTTAAGTATGATAAAAGCGGCAATATATATTCAAATGCAGATTTGCGTGGATTAGGTTATGAAGTTGGCGATTTTGTAGCTAATTCTCTTCCTGGTAAAATCATGAATGTCCGTGGCTATATGGAAAGAAATATCGGCAAAGATATGGATTTCACTATAGGCTCTGGCACATTATCTTATGGATTAGAAAATATTGTTGGTGGTACTAGCACTGGTCATTTAAAACATGACGTTAAATATATTAATGGCAAAGCCTATGTGGCTAATGATGAAGGTCAATTAGTATATAATCACGAATTAACTACTAATTATAATATTGTTTCTGGTCGTTATGGTCGTGAAGCTAATGTTATGCAAGCTATGGCTGGCAATACATTAACTAAAACTCAAGACAATCGATTGTTAAGATTTTTTGATTTCGGTCAAGACAAAGAAAATCAACGACAAGGTTTTGCTGCTATTTTTAATAAAATAAGAACGCAAGGCAATCCAGATTATATTAAAAATCAAACAGCATATCTTTTTAATACCAATGTAGAAGATGCTCCTGAATTATATTTTGAAAAAGCAGATGCTCTTAGAAAATATTTACACGAACATACGTATTCGCAATTCTCTTTAACAGATAAAGAACAATTAGCCACTACTGGCAATTCTAATATTAATAAATTATTAGATATTGATAGAATACAAAACGTAAACCAAAAACGTGAAGCCTTGCATGCTCTATCTGTTGAACTTGCTAATAATCCAGATGCCTATAATCCTATAGCAGAAGATATTGCAAAAACTATGGGCAATAATAAAATGGCCTATAATTATTCTGGTCGTAAAGCCATAGATAGTACAGCTAACATAACATTAAATCTCCGTGATTTAGCTGACCCAGAAAAAACTATAGGCTCTAATGAATTTAATAATTTATCAGAAAAAGTAAATCAATTAATTACTCACGAATTAAAAGAAAATGGATTACTTACGAAAAACTTAACTGGTAAATTATCTGAAAACGCTCAAGATATTATTGCCTATAGTACTATTGAAAATGCTATTAAAAGTAATGATTCTGTTTTAAATAAGGCATTTTCTGTTGATGAAATTTTAAACTCTGAAGATTATAGTCAAATTGGTCAATATGCTCAACGAGTTGTCAATAAATATACATCATATACAGATGAAGTGCATACACCCACTTTGCATATTATGACCGATAGGGAAAATCCATTTGGTTTCTTACATAAAACATGGACTCCTGTAGATGTCGCTAAAAGCTTAATGAGAGGCGATTTGCAAGGTGGCATGAATGCGTTAAAGAAAAACTTTACACAATTTGCCGCTGGTAGAAATAATATGCAAGACGTAACAGCCGCTACGCAAATGGGTTACTATATGTTACATCGTTTGAATGAAGTCGGTGAATATGTAGGACTTGGTTTATCTTCTCAATCTGCTTATAGTGCTGGTGGATTATTAAAAGGTATTGCTTTTAAACGTATTCTTCCAGCAGCTATTGCCTATAATCAATTAGAGTATCTTGATGATGAAATAGAAGACCACACAGGTTTAGCTCCATCAGCAGCATTTGCGTCTGGCGTTGCTAATATAGATGTTAACGCAAGACGTGTAATGGATACTATAGGTGCTACAGATTTCTTCAAAAAACAATATGAAATCAACCCAATTATGAGATATTGGGGCGATGGTGGTAAATTCTATAATGCTGATGAATTAACTGATTATTATGCTAATGGATATACTGCTGTTCGTAATGCACCTTGGTGGACTTTTGGTGGTGTCAATGAAGCTCGTGGTGGTGCTATTCAATATTGGTCTCCAACGATTACGAGACGAATGGCTTCTGATTATTATGATAAATCATTATATGGTTCTAATGATAATAAATGGGCTCATTCATTAATGCCTACATTAACGCATCCATTTTCTACTTTAAATTATTTAGCTAATCCTTATTGGCTAGAAGAAATGCATAAAGATGATAGACCATATCCTGTATCTGGTAAATTATTCGCAGATGGCACTCCTTGGGGAGCTATCTTAAATCCAACAATTGGTGAAATTATTAAACCAGTTAAAGAAATGCAACCTGATAGATTGCGAAATGGTATTGATTTAAAAGCATTAATGTACGCTAAATTAAAAGCTGAAGGTGCTGATGATAGCCAAAAATCTGTACTTGTTACTAAAACTGGCGGTGCAGATATTATGCGTCAAGTTAAATACTCTAAAGCCGATAGAAATACAAAATTAACTTCGTATAATATTCAAAATGGCGAGCTTATGAATGTCTACACAGATATTCATGAAACATTAGATAGAACTAATGGTAATGGTCCATTAGTTAAAATGTATACCAATAATAAAGAACAAATTCGAACAAAAGATTATGGCCAGCAAGTATTAAAAAATAATGCTATTGTAACAGGTGATGGCACAACATTAGGCATACAAATAAATAACCCAGAGGCAAAAATAGACCCATTAAATTGGTATGATGAATTAAAAATGGAATCTATGGCGTCTTCTAATAAGGGATTAATAAATAGTTTTAAAAGTCAAATTGCTGATATTGCTTCTAATATAGCTACAAAAGAAACTGGTATAGATAGAATTACTCGTATTCAAAATAAAGCAAAAGAAATAGACGCAAGAACAAAATCATTAAATAGTATGGATATAGATGATGAAAAATTTGATGCATCTGAAAGTGTACTTGTAAAAGATAAATTAAGAAATTATTCTCCTTCTAAATCTCTTGATTTAATAAATGACCCAGACCAAATAGTTGATTTAATTAACGCTAAAAAAGGCGATGAGCTTGTACAAGATTTAGCTAAATCAACTCGACTTATTACTGGTATCTATGGCTATATGGCTGGTGCTACTTTAGATTTTGGTTCTGATTATGGACAACGAATCGCTACTTCTCAAAATATGGAATCATTCTCCAGAAAATTCTGGGATGAAAATCTCGGTGGTTTTGGTGGTAGTACAATGGAAATTATTCGTCGTTTTATTCCTGATTTTAGACGACATAAAATGATTAATCCATTAATGAATAATATGCCAGAATGGCTTCCAGAAAATTTTAGATTTGGTGACCCATTTACGAGTATTGCTCGTGGCGAAGCTAGATTACCTGGGGCAGGTTATGAAGCATTAAATGAATTACATCCAGACCAATTTGGAGATAAATATGGTGCTTTTGATAGATTTAAAATTTTAGCAGACATTGCTCCTAACTCTTCTGAATATAAAATATGGAAAGAAATAGCAGCTAAAACTGTAACTGACCCTAAACTAAAAGAAGAAATGAAAGCCATTAAAGAGCGCCGTGCTCAACAAGGTAAAAAACATGACTTCTATGATTATCAAGTGTTAGGAAAAGATGTAGATTATCAAAACATAATTATATCTGAAATTATGGGATACGGGCGTTTTAGGTCTGGCAATACGATTTATAAATTAGCTGGCGTTAAAGTAAAAGGTAACGAAAATGAAACTATGCAAGATGTACTTAGTAAGTATATTCATGTAGGTGATACTGTTACTATTGCTACTGATTCTAATGAAGCATATCAAAAAAATAAAGATTCAGTGCAATCAACTAATGCAGCTGTATTTATAAATGGCGAATCTCTTTCTACGATTATGGAAGAAAATGGCGATGCTGAAAAACGTAAAGGCGATACAACTGCCGCTGGATTATTTGCTCGTTTCGGATTAGCTCAAAGAACAATAGCTGGCTTATCTGAAGTATTAGCTCATGCTGATATTCCTATTTTATCTGACCAATGGTTACGTGTTAGAGACCCATATGAAGCATATCGTGCTGAAGAAGTATATGGTACTTCTTATCAATCATGGGAACATCCCATCGATACATTTTTAATGCCTGCTGTTGAACGTGCTATTCACGAAAGAAGTTTAGTAAATACAGCAATTCAACGTTTTGCTCAAAGCAAAATTAGAAAAACAGGTGGTTCAAACGTAACTCCTTGGCATGGTTTAATGTTAACTAACCGTTCTTATTTAGTATCCGCAGCGATTCCTTATGTATTGGGTAAACATGAATTAGCTCATAAAATGGGTATGCTCGGTTCTAATTTTGCTGTTGGTGCTCACGTATTAACTGGTGGCAATAACTTTTTAGAACAAGGATTTGAAGGTGGCGACTTAGGTTGGAAATTAGCTAAATTCTTTGGTGCTGAAAGTAAATATGGCAAAGCAGCTGGTGCAGTTGCTGGTGTTATGTTTGCAGAAGCTATTCGTACTGTTCGTGGTAATGAAGAATGGAAACCAGAACGTACTAAAAGACGCTGGGCTATGGAAGACTATTTTGATAGATTAACCTATTTAAAATATAAAGGTCTTTATGAAGAAGCAGCGAAACGTGCCAAAGATGAAGAAGGCTTCGATGTAGAAAAATATATTGAAGAATCAAAAGAAGCTGATGACAAAGCTAAGAAGAAACAAGAATATTATCAATCGCTTAAAGATAGATTAAAAAGAAATTCAAGAAACCAACCATTACAGAAAGCCTATTTAAAATTATTAAATAAACAAAAAAATGCTGTAGAAGAAAATAAAGTAATTGAAAACGTAGGAGAATGGGGAAGAACAGCTATGCTATATCGCAAAGCTATGAACTCCACTATGTTTGGATTAACTGAAGATTCTTCTTGGGGCGAAATCGTTTCTGCTCTACCACAAAATGATAGAGAATTCTTTATGGAATTTGTGAAAGAGCGTGATAAAGATAAACGTAAAAAAATATTAGATACAGTTTCTCCACAACTAAGAAAAGCATTACAAATGGCTTGGAAAATGGATTTAGATAAAGAAGAAACCAATGAAGAATATTTTACTAAACATAAATTACCTGATGCTACTTGGGCAGGTTGGCGACCAGACGTAGATATGCAAGGTATCGAAGCGAAAACAATTAAAAATGAAGGTGCTACATTATCTGATTTTGGTTTATATGAATCTGCATTAGATACACCTTCTGCTAATTTATTTGGCGACGATTTACAATATAGTGATTATTCTGAAAATAGTAGTACTGTAGAAAAAAATCTTACATACATATTAAAAGGCCAAGGACTAAAAGATGTAGATATAAAAGTCTATGATGGTATTGGTGATAAAAGTACTATCGAAGCAAAAATAGATTCTTGGACAAAAGATAAAGATATGCAGAAAAAAATAAAAGATACATTAAAAGCTGAAGAACTTAAAAAGAACCCTCAAACTAATTAGTAACAATATAAGGACTAGACAAAAACATGTCTAGTCCTTATTATTTAGAGTAATATGTAAATTAGAATAAAACGAAAATTAATCTTCTGAGGATTTAATTATAAATGGCTAAAAAAGATAATAACAATATTATCAATATGAATGCAATTCGTACTAAGCATATTACTAAAAGCATGCAAGAACATGTGTACGAAGCTATTGATATTTTAAACGACAAAAAAGATAAAAGTAAAAATCAAATAAAAACACAGAAATTAACTAAAAAAATTAATGATGTACTCGCCACTCAATCTTTCATAAAAAGTATTGGACGTCCCGTTTATGGAATGAAAGATGGCTTAATTTTTTCTCCTACAAAAACAAAAACATTTGGTGACGAAACACTTACTAATATGTTTGAACATAATAAAGCACGAGGAGAAAAAATTGCTAATGCTATTGCATTTAGCCCAAGAAATACCTCTGTGTCTGGACCAATCTATAATTTAAGCTATAGTGATGGTGCATCCTCTACTGCGTTACAACAAGCAAACGCTTGGTCTCGGATTCAAAAAGATGGCAAAACTCTTATTTATGATACAGAAACATTGCCTTTAAATAATCCATTTGGTTTACCAGAAAATGGTATCTTAACAGAATATGCATCTGGTATGGCTCATGTAGGTGATTTGGATACAGATACTCCATCATTACATTTTGGTAAAACAGGGCCACAATCAACTATTTTAGGTATTAACCAAGAACAATATAAACGTATAATGCCTATTGCTCAAAAATTTAAAGACGGTAAACCATTAACTAGAACTGAACAAGCATTAATGGACCGTCTCGCTTTAACTAATAAAGCAACTATCGCTTTAGGAGAAAATGGTTTCCATCAATATACTAGCTTCCCATCTATTCATGATGTGAAAGGATATACATATGATGATGTGATTGGTGGCTTACATAAATTAAAAACACTTGGCGATGAACAATTTAGTGATTTAATTAATGTAAATGGCGTAAAAATGCCAAAAGTCTTCGGTAAAATTTATGAAGATATGCATGCCGTTAGAACGTCTAATACAGTTATCACATCGTATAATGGTATTAACTTTGACTCTAATGTCATGATGACATTATCACAAGACCATCGTTTATCTCCAGAAGCTCAAAAATTATTTGAAACAGAAGCATCCTATTATGCAAGTGTAGATAATAATTTAGATATCTATGATGTAGTTAGAAATAATATTAAAAATCCAAAAGAATTCTATAAGAATGTATTCTTTAATGGTGATGAAAAATTATTTTCTGCATTTGAAGATAGATTAACTAAAGCAGGCGTTTCTTATAGACAACAAGAAGCATTTAAAATTGCTAATGAATTAAAAACTGGTTTGGTATCTGGTAATGCAGCCCATTTGGCTTTTGATGATATTCAAACACTTGGTCAAATGGTTGTATCTCCACTTACACATGAATCACGTGTCAATGCAGCTAAAAACCATACAACAATTAGCAAACCAGTTATTAAAGTAAATGATACATTCGTTATTAATAACGCTATGGGTGTTAAATCATCTCGTGTTGGTTACGCTACTAAAGATGCTATTAGTGGCGAAGTCGGTATCCGTGGTGTTCGTATTGATACTAAAGATGGTCATAAAACAAGAGCTTCTAGCTTTGATACCTTCGGATTAAAAAGTAGAGCCGCTTATACAGTTACTGGTATAGATGAATTAACCGAAGAACAAATCAAAGACTTTAAATATACTATGCCTGGTATTAAAGGCGAAAAAATATATCGTGTTGCTATGCAAGCAACAGGTGTAAAAACTGGTGCCGGCAATAATACTCACTTCCTAATTGGTTCCGCAGATGAATTAACAAAAACATTCGGTAAAAATGCTAGTTATGTAGGTGTATTTAACGGTACTAAATTAGATACTTCTAGCGCAGCACCCGAAAGACTTCACAATCTTGGCTATACAAGACAAAGTGGCATGGTAGTTGACGCTACAGCAGATACTATTTTAGCAGAAACGCAACGAGCTTATCTTGGCTCTTCTGCTAGAAAATTTAGAAATTATGATTTAAAAGATGCTATCCGTTTACAATGGCATGTAAAAGATTTGCGTAAACAAGCCATCAAGAATTTAGGTGCTGGTGCTTCTGAAAAAGCAATATTTAAAGAAGCTATGCGAATTGATAATGCTATGTTCGAAGCATCTAAAGACCCGAATTTTAGAGAATCTATATATGCCAAAAAATTTGGTTTCAAATTTAATGGTGATGCAGATGCCTATTCCACAACTATAGATTCTTATCATCATATGGTAGAACAGGCTTGGAAAACACAAGATGCTCAAAATTATATGATTGATACATTAAAAGAAACAGTGCCTGGTTTTGATGGCAAAACTTTTTCTAATGAAGGCTATAAAAGAGCAGCCACACAATATAAAACATGGATGGAAACTGTTATAAATGGCACTCCTAATAAAGAAGGTATTGGTATTACTGGTATTGGTTTACGTAATAACGAAGCTTATTCTCGTGCTCATTTTTCTATGGCTGGATGGGGTAATGCATCAAATGACGCTGAATTAGTTGTAGGCACTAATGGTGTTAATTTAACATCTAAAATGTCTGCTATTGACCCTACATTAAAATCATTAGATGACCCACGACAAGCATTATATTATGGCAAAGGTGTTATTAAACATTTACATAAAACAGGACAAATTTCTGACATTAGTTGGATGGATGGCATTACATCTATTGAAAAATTAAATGAAAGTTTTTCACAATATGTAAAAGACAATATTGAACATACACCATCTTGGGTAAAAACAACATCTACTGATATGAATGTTCACGCTATAGATTCTTTTTATGGATATGATTCATTAGATGATGTAAAAAATGTTATTAATATGGTTGGTTCTCAAACACCATTTACTATGGATGACATTAATAGTAACAATACTAAATTTGCTGACAAATTAGATAGAATTATTGACCAAACTGTTGATGTGAATGAAGACCAATTACAAGATTCTGGTAAAAAAATATTTAATGGCATAAAAGATAGACATCAAACTGCTGTTAAAGATTTCGCTTTAAAAAATATTAAATCTGCTATTAAAAATGGTAGAGAAGTAATTATTGGCGAAGATGCTATTTTAATAGATGGTCAAAAATTGCCGTTAGGTGTATTAACTAATGATTTACATGGTGGTTTATATACAAGTATTAATGGCACTAAATATGCTACTCAATTACGATATGGCGTTATCGAAAAATGGGATAAAAGTGCTAGAAAAATGGTACCTGATAAACTTGATTTAGTTAATAACTATATTCAAGGTATTGAATCTGTTGGCGATAAATTAACAGATAAAATTTATGCACCAGAAAAAGATAATCCTATTGGTTCTATCTTATCGTATTCTAAAAGATATATGGATACTGACTCTATTGCTACATTAGGTACAGCTCGTGAAGCAACAGATAGTTTATCTGTCAGTGTATTTAAAACAATGCCAGAGAACTTAGCTTTCATATATAAAAATGATGATACTCATCAAAAATTATCTATCGAAGAATTAAATGACCCCAATACTCCATTAGAAAAAAAATATAGTCATTTAATTGCTACTATGAAAGAAGCTAATGAAAAAGGACAAACTGTTAGCAGTAATGATGCAAAAATAATCGCGGAAACAGAAGAGTTCTGGAAAAAAGATTTTGCTAAACATGTACCTGACACAAATAAAGAATTAGTTGAAGTATATAATGATGCAGAATTTCATGGTAAATCTGTAAAACATGGTTTGGCTGGCACTATGGATACTACATTTGCACCATTTGGTGGTGTTGGTACTGGTGCCCGTGGTATTGAACGACAATTAGAAGAAGGTTTATACATCGATAAATCTGCCGTAAATCGTGCTAAAAAATATCATCCTAACCTTACTATTAAAGCAGATAATTCTATTACAACAGAATCACAGTTAAGAGCATTTAAAGCTATTAAAGAAGAAACAGGTCAAGACTTAGTTGATACTCTTGGTGGTTATAATTACGATATTTCTACTGACACAATTGATGCTATTGTAAAACCATATTTAGAAGCAAATCCAGATACACCTGAATATGTAAAAAATATGATTAGTAGTTTATCTACATATGATGGTCAATCTATATTAATGCCAGAAGCATTAGATGCTGGTATGGACCAAGCAAGTCGCATTAAAAGAATTGATACTAGCAGACTTGCCACAACCGAAGAATCCATTAAAAAATTATTCGCTATGCAAGGATTGGCTCCACAAATTTCTTTTGAAAATGGTAGAGTTATTTTTAAACAGGGCGAAGGCACATTATTAGAACCTGGTAGCAATGCTATTGTTCTAAAAGGTTATTCTGGCGAAACGATTCATGAAGTAGCAGAACATAATTTAGCTACTATTTCTTACATGCAAAGCGGTAGAAAAGTTAAACAAGCTAAAATTGAAGCTATTTTACAAGAATATAAAGATAACTTTAATTTACCAGACTCTTCACCTATTAAAGAGTCTGTTGGCGATATCTTACGAAAGTATGGCATTAGAGAACAATTAGAATTAATCCCAGTTACTTCAAGAAACGTATTGAAAGTCGAAACAGGTGGCGAAAAAGGTGCAGCTCGTGTATTGCAAGCTGGCATGGGGCAAATTGACCCTCGTATCGGAATATTCTTAGATGCAGTCAATTTAAGTCACTTAAAAGGTGAATCTATTTCTTTTGACTTGGCTAGAAATGCTAATCGAAATGGTTTATGGAAATCATTAATTAAAGAAGCTAACCCTAATGCTAACTATAAAGAATTAATAGATAACGCATTGCAACAATCTGGTTTTGGTAGTCTACAAGAAGTAACGACAGCCGTTATGGATGAACGTATGCTTCCATCAAAAGTGTTAAGAAGTGCTTTTGGTGCACAAGGTTTATCTGAAGACTTTTTAGCATTATCTAATGGTCGTGCTGGTCGTGCAAAACATATGGAAGCTGGTATTGACGTTGCTGAACGTATATCTTCTAATTTGTCTTATATGGGTGTATCTCCAGAAAATATTAAACGTCATCTTGATAGATATTTTGAAGGCACTATTGTAGATGGTTCTAAAGTATTAACTGACCACGTTAAATTAGTTGAGCCAGATAAATTAGAAAAGCTCGCTAATCGCTTAGAAAGAATGACTACTCAAAAAGTAGAAATCAATGGCGAAATTCATCATATTCAACATCAATATAGAAGATTCCGTCAAGAACGTATGAGCGTCGATAAAACAATTTATAAAGATATTATGCTTGACCACAATATCTTTACTAAATCAGCTATGAAGAATTTCTCAGAAGATGAACTCACAGCTATTAAAAAAGCATTAGGTGAAACTAATACAGCATTGCTTCCAGAAACAAATACTAAAGATATTTTTGACGCTAGACGAAAACATTTTAATGATAGCCTTTCTTATACAACAGGCGAAACTGCTGTTATGACTGACGGTAATTTTATTTGGAACGATAATATCGAAAGTGAATTTAGAGAAAAATATAATTTATCTAAAGACCGAGTAGAAAAAATTGCAAATAAAATAAAAGATGCTGGCTTTGAACATATCACAGCAGATAAAATAGCACAAAGTCATCAGTTTAATACAAATAATATTGCGACTGCTATTAGTGCTGGTGAATTAACTGAAGAAGAAGTTAAACGATTTGCTGATACACAAGGCATAGGAATTACTCCCTTAGAAGACTTCAGTAAATTATCTGAAGGTGAAAAGAAACAATTTTTATCTAGCAGTAGTCCTAAAGTCATTGACCTTGGTGAAACAATAGGTGATATTAAAACAAGAGCCAAAGATGCTAAAGGCACTGGTAGATATTTAGCATTAGGTTATAGAATCCCTGGTGCTGAAGATAGATACGGCAATCAATTAATGTCAGATGCAGACAATAAAATTAAATCGGCATTAAATGAAGCTAATAAATATGGCGTAAATCCAGATGTTACAGAAGAAAATTTAATTGAAAAATTAGATGAAGCTACTAAGGCTATCGGTAATCAAGTAACAAAAAAAGGTGGATTCATGCATCAACTTGAATCTGCTAATACAAAAGGTATGATTTCTACTGCTATTGAAGAACGAAGAATTATTAATAGCGATAAACACTTTATTGGTAATTTCAAAGTATCTGATTTAACAGAATCAAGAGTTAGACCTGGCATCATTGGTATTTCTGAAAAAGACGCAAGAGCTTTATACGGAAAAGAATTAGAGGATATTCTTGGCAAGAAAAATGCTAAAGGTGCTATCGATGAAATGATTGGTCACATGAAACATCATGGCACTGCTAGTCAAGCGATTCGTTACCCAGCTCAACGTCCAGATTCATTTTCTAATGCATATACATTTATTGATGATACATTAAAAGGCGGAGAGCTATCTATAGATAAAGTAACTATGGGTGCTATGGGCGGTGACTATGATACTGACCAAATCGCAAATTCTATTAAAAAATCCATGGCTACTGTTACTGTAAATGATGAAACAAAACGATTGGCTATTTCTCAAGCCGCATTTGAACAATTAAATAAAATGGAAAATGTATCTGCTGTTATGGATGACTCAGATATCTGGGATAAACATCAAGTAGAATCTATGCTCGAAGGCAAAGGTAGAGAACATTTCCACGATAAAACATTAGAAGATATTCGTGAAGAAGTTAAATATGGTAGCAAAGGTAAAAAATTTATGGCAACTGACGATACTAAAATGGCAAGTATCGCAGCTGGCGTAGGTGGCTTAGACGCTGGTATATTTGACGTAAGAGCTGGTCGTGATTTTACTGACCAATTAACATATGCTCCAATAGCAACAAAAGATAAAAAATTTGCTACAGCATTAGCTGCTATCCGTAATATTCCAGAAACAGCAACATTGACTCCTAAATCTGGTTTGGGCACTTCTTTTGATTATTCCGCATTAGCTACTTTTGATGATTTTTCTAAAAAAGCATTTGATGTAGTCAATGCTAAAAACCAAAAAGATGTAGAAAAGAAAGCAGCCATTCTTTATGATGCTACTGTAAATATGCTTAGTGATGAAGCTATGCGTGGCAAAGTCTCTAAAGAATTAATTGGCTCTAAATTATTCGGAACTGAAGGTGACCATGTTCATAATATTGCCAAAACATTAGTAGCTGGTTTAATGCAAACAGAATCTACTGGCATTAATTATGGTGTAGGTAGAAACACAGATGAAGTAGCTCAACGTGCTTACTATAAAGTTGAAGGTGGCGTAGCTAAATCTGATGAACTATATGCTGAAAATTCTCCATCTGGCAGACTAAGAGATGCATCTTCTACATTTGATGAAATTCAAACTGGTGATACTAAATATACAAAAGCTAATACTAGATATAGGGCTAGAAATATTAATGCCAATGCAGTAGCAGCTTATGTCAATGGATTAGAAAAACGACATAGAGGCATATTGAATCCAATAGAATCTATGAACGTATTAAATTCTAATACACAAGATGAAGCACAAGCTAAAGCAGAACTTGGTGCAGAAAGTAAAGCTGTTTTTGATAATAAAGCAACAGTAGCTCGTATGCAAAAAGCTGGTGCTGAAAATAGAGCTGGCCAGGCTATTGCACAACAACAAGATGATGCTCAAGAACTAGGACAAAAAGTATTTGATGATGTAGCTGGTAAAGCTAAACGTATATTAATGGATGAAAAACCTAAATTGCCTACAGGTGGTTCATTCAGCAAAATTGCTTTAGGCGCCGCAGCTGGTATTATGTTATCTGGTTATAATAGTAATATAGTTAAACGAATGCCAGCTCCAGCAACTGACCAAGCACAAGATGCACGTAATGCTGACCAAGGATATTCTATCTCTCAAATTCCTAAATTGTCTGATACATCTTTGCCTATTCTTCAAGGTGCTCCTAAAAAGGGATATATTATTAATATCAATGCTAATACTCCTGGTGGACAAGATATATCTCAACAATTAATCCCTGCGGCTATCGCTAATTCTATGAATGGTGGTAAAAATGTAAACATTAATACATCATTTAATAGAAATGATAATCGTATGACTAATAGTCAATTAAATAGTATGGTAAACCAAGCTTTATCATCTTTTTAATTTAATATATAGAAAAGAGAAGTTCTTAACTGAACTTCTCTTTTTCTGCATTTTGTAGTAATATATAGTATGACTAAACAAACGAAATAATTATTTTGATATACATAAAAAGGAATTATATGAGCGAAGAAACTAAAGACGCTTTAGCAATTTCAAAAGAAGAAACGCTAACTCCTGAAATTGATGATAAAATGCAAGAAAAGCTCGACGCCATATCTAAAACGAGAGATATAATTAATGACGACAGCTTTTTACTTCCAGAAATGGGAGATTTTTATTTAGGTGCAGTCGATACTGAATACCTAAAAGTACTAGACAAAAAAATAAATGGAACTACCGATGAAGATGCAAGTGCTAGACGAACAGCATTTTGTGCGGATACTCCTCCTGTATTTAAAGCAGAAACAAAATATGACGCTGGACAACATGGTTTATTCTTAGAAATTAAACCAGAATTTACAGAAGATATTCGAGAATCTGGCGTGCTTGATGGCAGAACATTAATATGCTCTATTGATGCTATCTATGAAAAATCTGGTATTAAAGCTAACCAAGATGCTTTTGAAGAATATAAAAAAAATATTTTAAATCAAACTAAAGTATCGCCTGACACATATATTAAAAATAAATATATTAAATTTATTATTAATGGACTTAATGTTCCATCTACAAGTATTTGGGCAGTAGACCATATTTATGCTAATAATGATACTAAAACCATTAAAATCAATGGACAAGATAGAGAAACTAGAAAATTAAAAGATGGTACTTATAAATATCTTTTAAAAACTGGCGATGTACAACAAAATATAAATGCTGAAAAACGATTAGAAGAACTTATTAATAAAAATAATGGCGTTCTTTATGTATTTGTTGACAAAAGCCAATTAGGGAAAATTAATCAAATCTCTAACGAAAATGATAAAGATTCGGCTATTGATTTTTCTCAAATTGATAAATTAAATAAAGCATTATTATATATCTCACAAGATTTCTTAAATGCTTTAAAAAATGATTGTCAATATAGCCCAGCAGATTTTGATAAATATATTAAAAAAGAAACAGCTTTTAATTTTAAAAATGATAAAGCAAGAAATGTTAATATTAATCCAAGCAAATTATTTATTGGATATTTTCAAAATCTAGGCACAGAATCTCAAGTACGAGAAACACTAAATAAATTCAAAGACGATAATTCTGTTAAACCATTAATTCAAATCGTTAATAATAATTTTGAATCTGAAAAAAGCCCAGTAACTGGTGTAGCTAATATTGGATTAGATATGCATACATTATCTGGCACAGCTTATTTCCAAACAGATAATAAATGGTTTAATGCTGGTAAATATTTATTGACAGCTCCTGGTGATACCGAAGCTAACGTCGCAGAACCAAATACTGAAAATCCATATATTACTAATGGTTATGATATTGAAGACCAAAAATATGTAGATGCCTTTAATTCTGTATTCGATGAATTAGACGACAGATATAGAATTCAAAAACAACTACTTGGTCAAGATAAATACCTATTAAATGACTGGACAGTATTATTAGGTGATGTTTTATTTATGATTCCTCCAGAAAGTATTATGATACAATCTACATCATCTGGAGAAACAATGCCATTATTGCGTGCTAAAAACCAAATGGTAAAAAGTAACAAAGATGGCAGACGAATTATTACACTAGATGCTTATTTTTATGGAGATAAAGGAATTAATGGTTTCCCATATCAGGATGAATTACCTAATGGGGAAAAAATCTTATATAACATGAATGGGTTAAGAGCTTTAATTTCTCAATTTAAATTTACTCCATATTTACCGATAGAAAATAATCTATTAAATAATGTATTCGATATTCATGCTGTTATGATTAATAGTATTAATATTGAAAAAGTTAAAGATATTCCTAGGGCATTAAAAGCACAAATTATCTTAACCGAATTTGATTATAATACTTACATGCCAGAAATTACTGACCTAATGGTTACGCTCGGTATTTCTGAAAAAGATAGAAACTATTTTAGTTCTTCTATTAACTGGAAAGTATTTAGATATTATTATCAACGTGCATTAATTAATGGCAATGAATTATCTGCTAAAAACTTTGATTTTAATTCATACCAATATACAAAAGAACACTTAAAAAATCATACGATTTTACAACCAATGAAATTCCATAATTCTACATTACGTATGTACATCGCAGACGAAGATTATCTCGATATGATGATGGACCAACGTATGGAAGATATTTTTGGTGTCGATAGAAATCTAAAACCGAAAAATAAAGAACAGTGGGATGAACTTGGTAGAATCGGTGAGCTAGGAGATGCCATTGCAAAAGCAGCTGCTTCTAGTGAATGGAATAAAGCTTTAAAAGAATATACTGAAGCTAATACAGATATTGATTTAATTAAAAAACCACAACAATTCCAAACCACAAAAGCAGAATTTAAAAATCTCGAAAATCCATCAAAAAATCTATTGCCTAAATTAAAAGATACATTAATGAATCTTGACTTTAAAAATAAAGGCGATATTAAAGATATAACCTATTCTTCGAATCAGGTATTTACTGATACTAAAACACACGACACTATGTTATGTCGTATATCATTAGATATTCATTTAGATAAAAATAAATATCAAAATTATTTAAAAAATGATAATGATGTTATTTCTGTAGCATATACAGCTAAATACGAATTAGTAGATGATGATAACCATAGCTATAAACGCGTTAGCGATTTTGTATTAGATACAACAACACAAAGTTCTAATTTATTATCTGCGGCAGATAGATATACAACTCAAAAAAAATATACAGATTTTGATATGGGTGAATTAGAAACATCTAATGACGGTGATTGGCAACAAGCTACTAATATTTTTAATTATTCTTTATTAAAATACGTAGAAGTCAATTTACCAGATTTAATCGTAACGAATTTCCAAACTATTTTCCAAAATAATTTCTCTAATACTGCGACATTAAATGCTTCTGGTCCATGTTGCCAATATATGAGTGGAGATTCTATTCAATTTAATGTACAAATGACAACGAATAATAAAGAAACAGCTTCTTATTTATCTCGCTTATCAAGAACCATTAATCTATATGAAAAGAAATATAGAATGATTCTTCCATGTTATCCATTAAAAATAGAATCTGACTTTACAAAATTAATTGATATTAATGATGTAATTCCACATAGTATTGATGTACAAACAGTAAAAGGCGTCCCTGGTTGGTATGATATTAATATCACATTTATATCTGTAGATAAGACATTAAGACAGCGTGAAGCCATGTCTGCTATCGAAGGTATTAATTCTGGCTGGAAAGAAAACTCTTGGTTCCAAGATGAATATAAAGATACTAATATGGCTAACTTCGAAATGCTCAAACAAGTTATGGGACAAGTCGAAGTATATCCAGATTTAGAACTTCCTAAAATTTCTGAACTAGAAAAATTAGGATTTAAATTTACTAGATATTTATTCCAAGATGACAGAATTTATGTTGACCCAGATTTTTATTTTGTATATCTTGCTCCATTAAATTCACAAATATTAAGAGAAACAGTTCTTAAATTAATTAAACCAGATGGTTTATTAAATGGTGACCAAACTATTACTGATGAATCGGGAGCTCAGTTTGATTTAATTGCTAAAGACGGTCTTGGTACATCTGTTCAAAATATGAATGATGTTGCTAAAGAACAGCAAAATCAAATGAATGATGCGAAAGAAGCTTCTAAAAAAATTGCATTAAAAAAACTTAATGAAAATTTAAAACAAGCTGCTCATCAAAAAGGTCAAGAAAGTAATCTCGATGCTTGGGAAGTATGTAAAGATATTAAAACTATTTTCTTAGAACGAAAATACGATAAAGAATTAAAATCTAATATTGCTCGTAAAAAAGCAGATGCAGCACTAGCTGATAATGGCCCAGACTCAAAAATCAAAGCTCCTAACGGTAAGTTCTTTAAGCAAAACGATATAGATTATTTAATTAAAAATAAATATACGCAAGAACAAGCCATCGCTTTATTATCTAAAATAGATAAATACACAAAACCTGTTGAAGCCGATACTAATAATTCTTTAGAAAAACATAATACTGAAAGCAATAAATTAGAAACACAAAAGCCTACAGATATTAAACAAGCTAAAGATATTTTTGGTAAAACTAAAGAACTTAAAAAAGAAAACCAAGAAAATCAAGATAACAAAGACGCTACAACTTCTGCTCATGTACAAGCAGAAATTCAAAAAGAAGGCAGAAAAATTACAGAAGGCGAATGGGTTAATGAACAAATCACTAAATCACTTTCAGCAGCTAACGACTTTTTATATTATCTTGAAAACACGCCAATTACATTAAAGAAAACTGATGTAATTAATAGCGAAAAAGATGAAGATGGAAAACTATTAGAAAAAGGTAAAGATTGGTTAAAGATTCAACATACATCATTAAAAGAACAAATCTATGCCTACACAAAATATTGGTTTGAATTTGATGCAACAAGAGCATTATGTGAAGCATTATATATTAATGTAAACGATAATTTCTTATCTGTTGTTAGCGATATTATTTACTCTGCCGCTTGTAATGCAACAGCCGATAAAGAATATTCTAGTAAACAAAAAGCTACTGATTGGAAACCAAATCCAAACTTCATTGCTGTTATTAATGGTTTATCTCAAGATGCGTCTGAAAGACAAGAAGCATTAACTATTTCAGAAGGCGTAGAAAATGGCCTTGAATTTGGTCCATTTAGATTTAAAATGTATTCACAAGATACAGTTAACGCCATTACTGGAGAACAAAATACAAATGTAAGCTCTGATAATAATAAAAATAAAATTAACAGTGCCATGTTTGTACTTGACCCTTATTACAGAAGACATAAAGATGAAGTTGAACAATATAAATTAAATTGTATCGTAAACAGTAAATATGCTACGATTGCTTATTTACGTTTAGTATTTTATTGGTTAGCTCGATTAACACAAGAATATGTATATCCATCTATCAATTCTGATGTGTTAAGAAAAACATCTGTTACGGAACTCGATATTCAACATCAATATAAAAAATCTGGAGTATCAGATAATGTTGACGAACAACTTCTTAAAAACATTGAGTTCTTTAAAAAGAATGAATACCAAATTGATTCTGGTAAAATCTTCGTAGCCAATTTATTAACAGCTTGTGATGGTGATTCTAAATTACTAAGTCGTATTAAAGCGAAAGAATATAATGCCTTATCTTCCTACCAAAAAGGCTGCGTCATCCCAGGTAAAACTGTAAATCCAAATGAAACCAGTGCTATGGTATTTAGAAAAACAATTATGGCATTAGCTGGTGTTGGACGTATTAAAGATATTAATACGATGGGTGTATCACAAGATAAAATCGTTAATAAGATAGTCAACACTATATATGAAAAGAAATATATAGAAGCAGCTGAAAATGTAACGACATATGCCTCTCATGCTTGTCACGATATGATTGTATATGATGCTAGGGGCAGAATGCTTAGAGCATTTCCTACATTCTATATGATGCTTATTGATGAAGGACGTGACGTTGGCAAATGGCACTTACACGATAATTATTATAACAATAATGCATTGGGGTCTATTGTCGTAACTCGCTCTAAAGACAATCCTGTAGATGTTGCAGAAATTACTATGAGTAATTTTTATGGTTCATTCTTATTAACTGGTGATGATTCTTTCTATTCCAATACTCCTGATATTTCTTTGATGGATGCATTTGCTGATATCGTAACCCCTATCGTGATTCCTAGTGAACAAAAGAAACTAGAAGAACGAGAACGAAAAATTAAAGACATGAAACCAGCATTACGATTGGTACCAGGAACTAAATTAACTGTAAAACTTGGTTATGGTGCTAACCCTAATTTAATGCCAACAGTCTTTAATGGTGTTATTGCAGAAGTATCTGCTGAAGATGAAGTCGTATTAGAGTGCTCTGGATACGGGCAAGAATTAATTAATCCTATCTTGGAAGATATGGAAGCTTATCATTTACCAAGACAAGATGATTTAATTGGTGCTTTTGCTAATACAGAATCTCCGATTAATATTGTTCGTGGCTTATTTACTCAACGTGGTGGATTCCTAAAAAAATTAGGTAGCCATATTCCTATTATTTCTGATTATATAGATAGAAATGCATTCGGTATTACCAATTTTGGTAATCCTGATTTTACAGATATCTTTAAATCTGGTGAGCCATGTCAAAACATTTTTTCCGTAACAGCTCCTAATAAAGTCGATGATGGAGAAATTGTAGCCGATGGTCAACAAATTCAAATTTCATTCGATGTATTTGGTCGTTCTCCTTGGGATGTTATTCATATCGCTAAATCATTAAATCCAGATGCATTAGCTGGTATTAGAAACTTCGGTTTACGCCAAACTGTATTTATGGGTATGAATCGATATTATTATGCCTATGATTATGCAAGAGATAAAAATACAAATACTATTGTAGAAAAACGAAAACCATTCCAACAATTCCATATTTATAATTCTTATCAAGATATTATTCAAAATGGCTGGGCTACATCAACTAAAGATATGCATACAGTAGCTGTTGGCTTATATCAAAACAGTGGCTCTTTTAATTCTGTGAGTCAAGAAAAAATTGGTCCATTATATGCTGATATTGATATCTATCCAGATATTCAAAAGACAATGACATATGACACAGGATTAATTACAAAAGGGATTCCGTATGTTGGCACCATTACTAATTCATTATTTAATAACGAATATGTAGAAGACTTCTTAAAAATGTTTGACATCTTCGATATTCAAGATGAAAAAGGTATGGTGAATAATAACCAAGATATTGCATGGCGTATGACAGCATCTGGTTTACGACAAGCCGTTGCTAGAATGTATACTGGTGATATGGTTGTAATCGGTGACCCATCTGTTAATCCACTAGATAGAATTTATGTATATGACGAAGTAAATGGCATTCGTGGACAAGCTATTGTTGCCGAAGTATCTCATATGATTACACAAGAAGGCTTCACGACAGTTATTTCTCCAGAATGTATTGTTACGGTAGATGATAAATTCGAAAGTGCTACTCATTCTATATTCCATAATTTAACTAATATTGCTATGTTTACAGTAGCTGCTACTCATAGCATGTGTGTGTTAAAAGACAGCTTTAAAAATGTCAGAACACAAGCAAAAGAATATTGGTCAAAAAATAATATGAATGAAAAAACTTTTTCTGGTAAAGCTGAAAAAATAAAAGATGATTTTTTAAAATTTGGTAAAGAAGCTACATCTGCTAAAAAAGAAATTCTAGCTAAAAAATTCAATTTTGTTAGAAAAACTAATTTAAAAATGAAATCTAAAATAGCTAAACGAGCAGCTAGTAACGTATTTAAAACATTCGGTAAAAAAATAGCAGGCACTGTATTAAAGGCAGTTCCATTCTTAGGTGAAATATTATTTGCCGCAGAATTTGCTATGATACGTTTTAATCGTTTTGCTAAAAATCTACAGGTTGTTCAAATGTATCCATTACAAAAATATGGACTTCCTTGGACAGCTGGCGTCAACGGACAAAAAGGTATGGTCTATGGCTCCAGAACAGGTAATCAACAAGGCTTATTAGAAGAAGCTATTAATACTGTATTCGGTAGTGGTGATAAAGATAATGCTTTCGCAAAAGGATTAAAAGAACTTTTAATTCCTCCAGAACTTATAGAAACAGCTGATAAGTATGAAGCTAATGGCAACAAAGACACTGAACAAGCTATTGATAATGCAGGTCAAACAACTGATGAATATGATAAATATAAATCAGGCAATCGTTTTGCTAATAAAGTAAAAGGTATCATGGCTTCTACTAATGGAACTAATGAACAAAAAACATTGTCTAAAACAGATTATCGTCAAATGCAAATTAATCAACGAGCTAATTATGACGACCCAGAATCTATTAAGGCATCTTATGATTACTTTAATATGGATACCGACAAAAACTGGTTAGCTAATAATAAATTAAAACGCAATCGATTAATCTCAAAAGATGTTCGTTTAAATCCATATATCAAAGAAGGCTTCTTTAAAATCATTCATGAAACACCTGGACTTAATGAAGGTAAATATGTAAAAACATCTAATGTTCGTTTCGATGGACAAGATGCCTATATTAAGCAAATTGTTGAAACACGACAAGATGGAAAAATCATTTTAGATGTTCCTATGTTAAATCCAGAAGCATTGAATATTTTATTTGAATTAATTAGAAGAGCAAAAAATAATATGCCAGCAGCAAATGCTTCTGACCCATATGAAAATTATGAAGAAACAAAAACTTCGTTTATTGCTCTTGAATCTGCATTACGTATTGCTGACGATAAATCAGTAGCTGGTGCAGGCTATACATTTATTCTTCATGGCGTTGATAAAGCAGCTCCAGCACTCGCAAAAGCGATTAAAGAATTCCATGATGAAATAGAATTAGACGCTAAAGATAATAAATCTTTAAACTCTGTTATTTTTGACTCAAAAGATTTAGGAAATAATAAAACGGTTATATCTTGTCGATTCCCGTTAGTTGTACAACCAAAAGAATGGGATGATAATGGTGATATGATTAGTACAAATCCTGAAGCAGAAAATAAAATTAATAAAGATAAAATTGGCGAACAAGCAAAAGAAGAACGCCCACCAGAAATTAAAAAATTAAAATTTGATATGGAAGATATGGATGGCACATCTGGTTTAGGTCTTCATCAAGATATCGAAGAATCTTTATTAAAGTTGTTAAAATAATATGATATAATAAAGAGTAGATATTTTTTATCTGCTCTTTATTTACATATAAAAAGGAAATATATGCCTAGTATAAAACATACATTAAATCAAAATATAGTTAACCCATTAATTAAAAATAACTATGAAAAAGTTACATTAGTGGCAGAAGTAACTAATACACATGAAGAAAATAATATGGTCGATATTACCTATTTAGACCGTAAAGGAAATAAAACAAATAAAGAAAATGTAGTCGTTCGATTATATGGTTCTGGCACAGACTGGTTCCCATCTGTTAAAGATAAAGTATTAATTGAAGAATCACAAAATACTTGTGTTGTTATTGCACGACATATTGGCAATTATAATATGGACGTTCGTGCCAATATGGAAATTAAGCAAGATGTATATTCAGATAAAGAAGGATGTAGACCAGCTGGTGGTTCAATTATGTAAAGGAAAATTTAATGAGTTTAAGAAAAACACCTGTAGATGATAAAAATAAAAAAATAAATAATCCAGATACTAAAGAACAACAGCCAAATCAAGAACAGCCAAAAGAAACAATGCCACAAACTGTTGGCGATGCTGTTTCTGATGATACTAAATCTATTATTGATGTAACATTAGAAGCTGATGAGCCACAAGGCTTTAATACCAAATTAGATGAAATTAAAGACAAATCTAAATATATTGGTAGAACAACAGAAAAAGGATTCGTTAACGAAGAATACGGTTCCTCTATGGCTCTTCGTGAAAATGGACAAATTTCATTAGCGGCTGGTAAACAAGCACAGATGAAAATGAATCCATCTGGCACAGTAGATATATTAGGTTTAGAAATTGTTAACACATCAAATCGAATAAAATATTATACAGATGAATTAGTTATTAATGACCATAAATTAAATCCTAATCTATGGGAGCTTACTGGTTTTAAATCTGTTCCATTGCAAGATAATCAATTCGCTACTGTAGGTAATTTTACAATGGCTGGTTATGTATTAGTTCGTGCATGGGATAGACAATTAGGACGCTACATGATGATTCGTAGACCAGCTCGTATTGCTCCATTTGGACCAAGATTAAATGTAGCTGATATTCACCCTGCTTTAAAAATTGATGACCCATTAAAAGTAAAAGAAGATATTCTAGCATTATCTAAAAAAGGCTATCAAGTAAATGCTAAAATTGAAGATAAAGCTTCTCGTATTGGTAAAGAAGGTCTTAAACGTGACGATGCCAAATATGGAGCTTATGGAGCTGATAAAGATGGCGGTAGTGGTTCTTATAGCGGCGGTGGAGCTATTGCATCTCTTGACCCTGTAAGTTTAAGAGGTAATTCAACTGCACAACGCATTTGGAATTTCTTTAAAGATATGGGATATGATGATAATGCCGTCGCTGGTATTATGGGTAATATGCAACAGGAATCTAGTTTAAGTACTGGAGCAGTTGAAAGTGACGCTGGATATGGAACTGGCGGCGGTGGTGCATTAACCCCAGGTACTGGTTTTGGTTTAGTACAATGGACAGATGCACCAAGACAAGCACTATTGCAACAAATCGCAGCTAAACTTGGAAAATCTCCTTATGATTTAGAAGCTCAATTAGCTACAGTAAAATATGAATTACAAACAACCCATAGTGGAGCCTTACCACAAAATATGAATGGTAAAACGATTGAAGGTGCTGTAAGTTGCTTTACTGGTAACTTTGAATATCAAGATGGTGATGGTCGTGAAGGAATTCCTGTCGTAAATCATGTTGGACGTGTTGGTTATGCACAAAGTTTCTACAATGCATTTGCTAAAAAATAATATTTTATTTAGATTATTATTCAGCTATAAAGTAATATGTTTATAGAACAAATATTTTTTGTTTTAATTTTTTTTAACAGGAGCATATGAACTATGCAAAATCTTGAGTTGTACACAACTCCGCTTCGTAAGTTCTATGCTACAGTAAAAAATTTAGATGCGTTTTTTACTGAACTAATCGAAGCAAAAGCAAATACTTTGCCACAAAATGACAGAACAGTTGAGTATGCTCAATTGTTATATAACATTTTGATGGCTTGGTTTGATTTAGCAATGCTCGACAAAGACGCTAATCGTGCCACAGCTAAAGCTGTTTGTAAAAAAGTACAAGCAGAATATGGCGATGGTGGCATGACTCAAGAAGAACGTCTTAAAGCTATTGCTAGTATTAAAGACCTTGCATCTAGTTTACTTTGGGGTGCTACTGATAAAGCTCAAATTAAGGATTTAAAAGATTTACTTGATGCGGCTAATTTAGCATCTAATGATATTCTCAAGAAAGGAGCGCAAGGAAATAATTCTGGTTCTACTAACTCTGGTAATGCAGTAGTTAAACCTCATGTAACTCCAGAAGTTCCAGACAATACAACTTCTACAGTAGTTGATATGAGCAAACCTAAATCTAGCGTAGTAGACGACCATAATAATACAACCTTGCCAAATGGTAACAATATGCCAGAAAACACAACTACCACAAATCAAGGCAACACTAAACCTGTAGTTAACGACAACGATGAAGGTACTGTTGTAAACCTTGATAATTACAAATATGTTCCTGCTGACAATAATGGCAACAAAACAGATACTACTGTTGACGACAAAGGTCAAACTGTAGCTAATATCGTTGTTTATTATGATAAAGCTAAACAACAAAAACAAAAATTCAAAATTTCTATTAAAGATTTGACTAACATTAAGAAACTTTCCTTCTTGAACTTAGCTACAAATGAATTAAAAGAAATTGAACCAGCTAATACAATTACAGTTAATATTCCTCAAGCCACTATTGAACAAAAAATCTCCTTTATGGTTAATGGCGAAGAATATACTCGTTTGTATGTAGCTGCTTTATGGCCACAAGAAAAAGTGAAACCAAATAATGGTGGCACAACTGTACAACCTGGTACAACAGAAAATACAGAAACTGGCAAGAAAGAAAATGAAACACCAGTAACCCCTGGTGAAAATACAGGTAAAAAAGAAAACGAAACTCCTACACCAACTCCTAAACCAGAAGATGGTAAAAAAGAAGATACTCCTGTAACTCCTGGTGAAAACACAGGTAAGAAAGAAGATGAGCCTGCTAAACCAGAGCCTTCTAAACCAGAAACTGGTAAAGAAGAAAAACCTTCTGAAGATAAGAAAGAAGATAAGAAGGAAGATACTAAGCCTTCTGAAGACAAAAAAGAAGACGAAGACGATGAAACTATCGACGATGACTTCATGAAAGATATGTATGAAAAAGCTCGTGATGGCGAAACAGAAAAACCTTCTGAAGATAAAAAGAATGAAGGAACTCCTGCAACTCCTAAAGATGAAACTCATACAGAACAACCTGTAGCTCCAGCTCCTGAAACTCATGAAGCTGCACCAGCTCAGCCTTCTACTACCGAAGAAACACATACTGAAGAACATCATGAAACAGTAAATCCAGCTCCAGAGCATCATGAAGAAACTCAACCAGTAGCTCCTGTAGTACCAGCTGAAGGCACACATGAAACAGCTCCAGTTGAATCTCATGAAACTACTCCAGCTCAACCTTCTACTACTGAAGAAACACATACAGAAACTCCTGTAACTAATGGAGAAACTCATGAAGTTGCACCAGTTGTACCAGCAACAGGTGAAGAAACTCATGCTGAACAACCTGTAGTTCCTTCTACAGGAGAAACACATACTGAAACTCCAGCAGCTAATACAGAAGAATTACATGAAGCAGCTCCTGAACCTGCACATGAAGATTCTGAAAGTCATTTATAATATTTTATTATATAAAAAAGGATTATACTTATGACAGTCTTAAAAAAGGCTGTCTTAATCAACTATGACAGACTCAGTCAATTGATTGAGTCTAGCACAGTTGATGAAGAGACAGTATACTTTTTATCTGGTAAAGATGTTATCGGAGCAATTAAAAATATTCAAATTCCGTCCATTGAAGGATTAGCTAAGACTACTGAAGTAGAATCTACTTATGCTAAAAAAACAGAATTGCCAGATATATCTAATTTAGCCATCAAAACTGAAGTCGTGACTAAAAATGATTTCCAATTAATTGTTAATGAATTAAAGAAAATTAATGGAGAAGTTTAAAGATGGCAGAGCAACATATCGAAGATGTATTAAATGAAATTAAAAAATTTAATACACACATTAAAAATATTGGCGATGCTCTTATTAATAAAAATATTCAAACTCAAAATAAACTATATTTATTCGCAGAAGAAATAAAAAAAATTAAAGTTAATACATTTGCTGATGAAACATTAGTAGCAATTTCAAATGTATTAAATGTTGGTTTTACTGAAGAAGAATTAAGAGGCGTTTTAGGTAATTTTTTGCAGCAAAACTTGGAATATAATATGACAGCAACTGATGTTGCAATAAATCAATATAAAGATAATAAAAAAATCAAACCAATTCATATCTATGCTCGTGCAACTGCGATAAATAATTTAGCTTTTAATGGCAGTAATTTGAAAAAAATTACAGCACCATTAGTTACTAAAATCGCTATGAATGCTTTTGAAAATTGTAGCGAATTAGAAGAATTAAGTTTAGGTAGCTATAATTACAAAACTGGTTTAAATAGTAGTTTTAGTTTAAAAAACTGTCCTAAGGTTAAGAAATTGGTGCTTGGCAATAATTCCGAGATTTCTTTATTTGATTATACGTCTAAGTTATCTTATTCTAGTAAATCCATTGAAATTTATACTAATGATGGTAAAAAATATAATAAAACAACTAATCGATTTGAATAATATTTTATTTTCTTAAAGGAGATAACAATGAGCATTTCCGTAAAACAACTTAAAAAAATTCTTGGCTCTTTTTCTACAGCTGTTGCCAAGGATGTTAGTGGTATTAAAACAGCATATGTTACTAAAAAAGAAGTAGAAGATTTCGCAAAAGTTTCTGACTTAAACAATATCTATATGAAGAAAAATGATATTCATATTGAAGATTTTGTGTTAGCAGCTACTTTTAGAGATGCATATAATAATCGACTTGTAAAAAAAGAAGATATGCCTGCACTTGATACTATTGCAACTAAACAAGAAATTAGCAATGCAGTAGCAGCTATTCAAATTCCATCTGTTGAAGGTCTTGCAAAAGAATCTGAAGTAGAAACTAAATTAGCTGATTATGCTAAAACTGCTGAAGTTGCCGCAACATATGCAACTAAAGAAGCTGTTAATGCAATTAACGGTTTGGATGCAGATACTATTGCTACATTGAAAAATTTATCTGAACATTCTGATTTAACAGCTATCGCTAATAAAGTTGATAATGTATATACTAAAGTAGAAACTGATGATAAATTAGCAACTAAAGCTGACGTAACAGCTATCCCTTCCATAGAAGGTTTGGCTAAAACTACAGATATTGAATCTACATATGCTAAAAAATCTGAACTTCCAGATGTTTCTGGCCTTGCTACTAAACAAGAAGTAACTGAAGCTGTTGCTGGTGTACAAGTTCCATCTATCGAAGGTCTTGCAAAAGTGACTGATGTCGATACTAAGTTGGCAACTAAAGCTGACGTATCCGCTATTCCTAATATTTCTAATTTGGCTACTAAAGAAGAAGTATCCGCAGTTGATAATAAATTAGCTACAAAAGCTGATGCTTCTGCTATTCCTTCTATCGAAGGTCTTGCTAAAACTACTGAAGTAGAAACTAAACTAGCTGATTATGCTAAAAAAGTTGAATTGCCTTCTGTTGATGGATTAGCTAAAACATCTGAAGTAGAAGCTACTTATGCTAAAAAATCTGAACTTCCTTCTGTTGAAGGTTTAGCTACTAAAGCTGAAGTTACTGAAGCGGTTACTGGTTTAGCTAAAGCATCTGAAGTTGCTGAAACATACGCTACTAAAGAAGCAGTAAATGCTGTAGCTGGTTTAGATGCAGATACTGTATCTACTTTAAAAACATTAGCTCAAAATTCTGATTTGACTACAGTTGCAGAAAAAGTTAAGAATGTTTACACTAAAGCTGAAACTGATGACAAATTAGCTACCAAAGCTGATGTAACAGCTATTCCTGATATTTCTGGCTTAGCTACTAAACAAGAAATTACCGCTGCTGTTGCTGGCATTACTGTTCCTAGTATTGAAGGTTTGGCTAAGACTACTGAAGTAGAAGCTAAACTTGCTGATTATGCTAAGAAAACTGAATTACCTTCTATTGAAGGCTTAGCTAAAGTAACTGAAGTTGATACTAAATTAGCTGCTAAAGCTGATGTATCCGCTATTCCAGACGTATCTGATTTGGCTACAAAAGCTGAAGTTGCCACAGTTGATGCTAAATTTGCTACTAAAGCAGACGTATCTGCTATCCCTAGCATTGAAGGTTTAGCTAAAA